TCCGCAGATTACGTAGTCAGTACATGGAGGTCGATGAGAAATCGAGGGAGATGGTTTCGAGGATCGAAACATTAGAACCAAGATAGAATGACTGTCAGACGATAGGGCTAAGGGTTCCGTTGTAGGTTCACCGTAGCATAGATAAAAGAAGGCGGTATCGATGCATATTTCTATGCAAGGGCCACACTCCAGTGGAGCTATGATCAGAGAAGAGCGGAAAGGTTAGCAGAGAACCAGCCCGGACAGGTAAACTAAGGTAGTTGGGAAAGGGTTAGGAGGTCTAAGCAAGACTATATCGAAGCGTTGACCCGGCGGCGGGGCAGGTAATAGTACCTGCGGCGCCCACCGCGGTGACACGGATACCAACGGTATCAATGCCATCAAGAGCGCGGTATGCTTGATATGGAACGGCGATGGGGCAATTAGCCATGGCTGCGAAAATGTAAGTGTAACTATCGACGGCGACAGTATGAGTATAAATCTCAACTGTCACAGTGAGAGTCTCAGTTGCAGTATCGTTAACCTGGAGAATTGCATCAATATTGTAGCAACCCGAGGGTGGCAATGTTATTGTTGCAACATTGTAGACGCGAAGTGCATCAACAGAGATAGTGCCGAATGGGATGAGGGTAGGGACTGTGGTTGGGAGGGTGACGACAGTATTCTTAAAGAACGATGTGGCAGTTCCAACAAGGGAACCGGGAACCGTCTGAGGAATAAAGAGGTCAACCTCATAATCAACCCAGAGCTTACCAGCAGCACCAGCACCACCATCGACGGAGCATACATACATAGTGCCTGAGTCAAAAGTGCGGATATCGCCTGCGGATGCTGTTGATCTGACGAACTTTCGTGGACCGAGAGGATACATATGTGCGATATTCATATCACAACGTATATCCTCCAGACCGCGGATTCAACAGAATCGGCCGCATTCGTGGCCATAACCTCACTTGTGGGGGCAGGGTCTGTCGGGTCATACTCTGGTGAGAATATGACAGAACCGGCAATACCCGTAGAGCAGCGAGTAACGTATTCGAAGTGAATACGATTAAACCTGTACTGCTCCCAACCGCTTGCCTGGGTAGAGAGCCAAGGGAAAGTTGATGCCATACCGGGATTGATTGGGTATCGTGTAGCCGAAAAGACGCTACCGGGGACATAGTTCCCGATCATCTCACGATGAACAATACGACGACCATCCCGGCCGACAAGATTTTGGGTCCTGGCCCGCTCTGACTTCTGCGTTATAGCAGAAGCAACATAGGCATTCTTAAACTCACTAACCTGGGAGACGGCTTTAGTACGTCTCGGTGACTTTGAAGTCTTCATGATTGTATGGGATCCCGGCTCATGATAGCCGCGACTATACATCTTGGAAGCAATTGGGGTACTAAACAACGATAATGGTGTCAAAGACACATTCATCGCAAGTCCACTAATTCACACATGTTGTGGATTGTGTAGTACGAGAATTGTAACCCGTGTAGTCTGTCGGCATTTATATGTGGAGATGAGAGGCCGCAGGACAGTATAGACCATAAAGATGATCGATTTTCCTGTTGGAAGACCGGAGATGACTACATAATTTAGCACGGAAGTATTGAGGGCAAGTCCTTCAAGGCTCAGCCCACCGTTTTGGGTTATCAGATTCAAGACCCCATAGGCCCTTTAGAAGGGCCACATGTACACATATTCAACCTTATCTTCCTCACGTAGGCCAGAAAGCCAGGGGAGGTTGCGAGTGTAAAGTCGCATCGGGTCAGGGACAAAAGTCTCGCCGACAGCGATTTCGCACAGCCTATAGGGCCAAGACATAATATCACGAGTTGACATACGATCCCAGGGTCGAGAGCGGAAGAGCCGCATTGTAGACTTCTTTGGGAAGCGAGCAATGAGCTCTGGGCGATCCGGATCCAATCGAGAAGATAGGTCTGGCGGGTGGTATTGTGCAGGTGCATAAGGTCGAACATTTTTATTAAGCGGTCCATAAGAGGATTCGAGTATTAGGTGAGGGTAGGTGGGAATAGTAAGTGAAAGACTAGATTGGGCTTTAGAAACTAGACCCAAGGAAGCTTTCGGTTCCCGCCCCTCGGCTAACTCAGCACGACTACAAACTTCGAGAAAAGAAGCAAACCGTCGTTGGAAGGCAGTTATTCCAAGATGAACACCACATGGAACTTGAAACCCTAGGCCCCCTCTTTGAAAGGGCAGCCCGAGATTAAAGGTTGTATGTGTGTCGGCACAAGTAATCGCCGAAATCTTCACCTTGTTATAGTGCAAAAAGCGCTTGTGGGCCCGAATTGGGCTAACCGCACCAGCGACGACCTCGTTATAGTATGCCCATATCGGGGCCAGACGAGCATTGTCACGACCGGTAACTTTTGATTGTCCAGTGAGTAATCCTACATTGTAGAACCTCATAGGTGTGAAATTATGAGGCGCAGTGAAGTGATAGACCTGGGAGTTGATTGTTAATACCGATCGGTGGACATAGTTCTTTCCGAGTGAAAGGGAGAAACCAACTTGGTTGATATTTCGTAGCCAGAGCTTGTAGAACTCCGGTGACGACCGAAAGAGGATGTCGTCTCCATTGACTAGGACAGGTAAGTCCAAGAGGTCAATGGGAAGGCCGGCATATTCTTCCAGAGCCTGCCAATAGGCAACAATATTAACAGTACAGAGAATGGGAAACGAAAGCGTTGATCCCATCAGCTGTCCCGTAGTTTGATGAAGAGGGCCAAGATCACCCGCGCGATCCATAGTATGAGGATAATGTATCTCCTGTTCATAAAGGACAGAACGTAGAATATCGACATAGGATAGGTCGGGGAGGTACAGGTGAAGAAGGGACTCTTCAAAAGCCATTTTGGTAAAGGCTATATCAAGATTGTCGGTGGCGGCAGAGTAGTCACCACTGACCCAGTCAGTAAAGTTAAGGGGTGATTTTCCCATCCGAGCAAGGAGGTCATTAATGTGACCCTCCCGGAGGAGAATAGCATACAGTTCCGATGGATTGGTAGGCTGACCGGTAAAAGCGAATTGAGGGTACTTCTGCAAGTACCCCCAAAGTTCCTTCTGGTAAGACCTACTAACCCAATAGCGAAGGGAATTTCCCTTTGTTATCAGGCGAACCTTCAAAGGCTCAAGGACTGCCGAAACCATAACATCCTTAGGCTGGAGGGAAGCGTCATGTATAACAGTTGAAAGGTCGGGCAAGAAACCCGAACCCTTCACCTCTTGCATGACGCCTGGACGAGTCTCAACCCAAGCCAAGGTCTTCAGATCCTGATCGATCTTGTTATGATCAGTAACCTGATACTTGTCTTGAATGAAGGCTCGAGCACCGCCGGAGGACCGCTTCATCTCATAACTTGCGGAGGTACTTGCCTCAATTAAGCGGGGTTCAGATGGTTCGAACCCAGAATAGAAACGCTTAAAATAAGGTAGGTACTTCGCCTTACTCTCTAGGGTAGCTTTTGAGGGCTGCCCGAGTGCTGCACGATGCTTTAGCATGGTCTCACGGATGAAGTCCGGAGAGGGAGCACAAGCACCTCGTTTAATACCCTGAAGGTAACCTGCCCAAAGCCGAGTATTCTTTGTATTCAGTGAGACAAGGCGATTCTTTAAGATTCGCCGCACCTTGCCGGTAAATACAAATGGATGCCCAACGAAGCCATCGGGCTTCTTTGGCAGATCATTCTTCAGGTAGCGTGCCATAGGCCACGCCACCATAAACTTCGCGAATTTGATAAAAGATTCGCGAGGCCAATTCCTCATTATAGAGAACAACGAAAGTTGATCCTCTAAAGGGAGAATTCCAAACTTGGGAATGGCATCCATCAACACTTCATACGTGGCTCTTGCCAAGTATAAAGCGTCGAAAGCGCTATCCCCAATGATTCTCCAACCATTGAAAGTCTGCACCGCGCCCATAAGCACCTTACACCTATCGGACAAGTCCGACAGGTAGAAGTGCTTACGAGCATTAACGATACAGACCTCTCTCCCAGGGCCACCCCTGGTCAGGGCAGCAATGATCTCATCGAGAACCACAAGTGCGGGTACCTTACCCGCTGATGTGGTCGTTAGTGATTTCTT